CGAATACGCAAGTAACGCCCGAACTTCGGGATAAAGTAGAGGCCGTTGACGGTCATTTGTGAAGCACTGAAAGCGGCGTTTGCTATAGAACCGACCTCACCGCCGATAAAGTTCGCGTTATCGTTTGACCATTGCGCTTGCAAGGTCATCGACCACGTGCCCGTCATTTGCAGGATGAAGTAGGAATAAGCACTTGCATCAAACGAGGGGACAAGGTCAGTACCCGTACCTGTGACGCTTCCCGCCGCCTGACCATTGATCTCTACAAAGTTCATTTGTGTCTTGACAACCTGATCAGAGGGCAGTACGACAGGTGAACTACTGGCCATCGTTGCCTGCCCGTTGGCGTTGGCGTTCTTGATCCATGCGGATACAGGCGCCGTCTCATTGCCGTTACTATCGGTACTTGCTGGCCCACCCTCAAGTGCCGTCAAATCGCCGCCTGCATGGTTGGGAACGGCCACGCTGCCAAGCGGCGTGCCAGCGGGCGCCCCCGTCGTGACGGGTGTACTTCCAAAGCCTGCCATAATGTGCTCCTATCATCCCCTGCCTTGCCAACGCACGCCGCTATCTTACGTGGTAGTCCTGAACTCTTCCACAGAAGATGTACCCGACACGTCCATTGGCAAGGCACGAGATACAAAAGTTTCAACTTTAAACGTGAATGACGCCGATCGCCATGAGAAACAAGAGTAATGCAGCGATAGCCGCTACGAATGAACCTACGGTTGCGTAGGTTGCTCTCCACCTGTAGGCGAAGATGCCTGCAAGTACGACGATCAAGAGAATAAGGGCAATAATTAAACCTAAAGACATGGTAAAACTTCCTTTCTGTGGTATGAGTGACGTAGAAAGCGTTGGGTCGCTACCTGTATTTGGCAAACCTGGGAACTTCGTCCCTGTAACCGTTGGGGTGCCTCTTGGCCCAGGTGTTACACAAGAAGCGCGATTGATGGTGTTATCGTCTAAAGTCACCTCTCCGTTACGTGCGTAGAGGCTTCCGTTGAACGTAGCGCCGGATGCCGCGTGAATGTCGGTAAGGGCTAAGATGTTGCCGACAAAGGCCGTATGCGTGCCTACCGTTGCACTGCTGCCAATCTGCCAGAAGACGTTACAGGGTGATGCGCCGCCAATGAGTGACACGAGGGCGTTACTTGCAGTTGTGAGCTTGCTCCCGACCTGGAAGATGAAGACGCCCTGACCTTTCAAGGTCAAATGCTTTGTGAGTTGCGCGGAAGAAGAGAAGCAATATACGCCTGATTTGAGCGATTTGCCCCCCAGATCAACGCCCGTCATATCGTGATTGCAAGGAGCCGCCGCAGCCTGATTATAGGCGGTCTTCACGTCTTTTTGCGCCTGTAGAGCTACGGCATCGGCTTTGTGTTTCGCGCCGTGTACGATGCCTGGTGGAAAGCCTGTGATTGCGCTACCAGGGTCAACGCCCAGGTTCCCAAAGAGCACAGATGCGCCCGTATTGGTAACGGTACTGCCACCAAGTACGGCAAAACTCGATGCTGTGCCAAGTTTGGGTTGTGTGACGTTCTGCTGTGCATACGACGTGACGCCCAGGACTGAGAATACTGTTACGATGAGTACGATAAGTACAAGAGATATTCGTTTCAAAAGAACTCCTTTCTTTAACGGATGTAGTGCAATATCACCGATACTATAGAAATCATGATGCCAATGATGAGGCCAATCGTCCATTGACTGCTGCCTCGGTCTTCAGCCTTTGTCGCGCGCGTCTCCACTTGCGCGGCCTTCTGGCCTTGCTGCTCATACTGCGTTTTACGCAACTCTGAAATGTCCTTCTGAATAGGCTCAAGGGCTGCTGCTAGCGCCGTTGTTTGCGCAGTTGCGGTCGTCGCTACTTGTGTTCTCAGCGTTTCCGCACTTGCTTGCACTTGTGTGGCAAGTGTCGTCGCCTGAACGGCTGATACTTCTGCCGCTCTCTGCACCGCCTGGACATCCACGGCGCGTATCGCATCAATGCGCTGTGTCTCTTTCTCACGTAACGCCTCTTCAAATTCAGCGCGTAACCGTGCCATCTCCCGCACATGTTCCGCCTCAACCGCGCGCAAGTCGTCCTGGCGTTTCTCTCTTGTATCCGCTAATATGGCATTGGCTGCCATCAGATCATCAGAGCGTTTGACTTGACCCGCGACGAGCGCCATAACGTTTTCCGTGGGGTCAATGACCTTCCCATTCGCGGCTACGCGCCGCCTGCGCCTCTTCTTTGCCACCTACCGTCTCCTTTACGGTGTCTTGATAACGATGTACAACATGAACGCAATCAATAACAGTAAGATGAGACAGCCTACAAGCACGATAGCCACCGCTCGACATGGGTATGCATACTCGTACTTGCCCCTTTTCACGCCTGGCCTTCCTCTAGCAACAATACCGCTTGCTTGCCTTCTAATTCAAGTGGCCTATACGCTCGCATCGTGCTATAGCCAAACCACAAAGCCGCAATCGTTGATGGTTTTGCACTCGCAAAAGACGGATGTTCTAACAGTGCGGTAGGTGGCATATCCAGAATAGGCGCATACGCCGCTTTGCCTGCTTGATAGAGCATCCAATGAACTTGCAAGTTCCTTACATAACGTAAGGGCAGCACGTAAGCGATAGCGCCCGTTTCCTCGTCTTCTACCGTTTGTAGGCACTTGTACAGTTCTTTCAAGCGATAATCGGCTTTGAGGAAGCTCAGGGCGCCACACGCAGGGCACGCAGGCAAGGCAATCACCGCGCCACGCCCTGGTATCTTCTGATCGTGCGCTTCCTGATACTCCGCTTCATCTCTATGGCACATGCACTGATGCTCACAATACTCGTCCTCTTCGCCGCCCATACAGCGCCAGTGCAACATGCCTTCATCTGTGATCTGCTCTACCTTCATACATGTCCTCAGAAAGAGAGTGTATAATTTCCACCTGCACGACAGTTCGTAGCAACGCCTGTAGCCGCGCAGTTAATCAGAAAGCCGTTCGCGGTGAACAGACTCGCTGCAGGTGCGCCGCAGTTCGTTGCCCCCTGATCTGCCGTGTCAATCGAAACGCCAGTAGGGACAGATGTGCGGCTAATCGACTCCGTGTAACTGCCCCCCTGCGCGGCGTTCACATAACCGTTATAGTTCAGAAAGTATTTGCCCGTCTCATTGCTGCCTGACGGCTGAGATAAGACGTTTTCGATATTATTGAGAAAACTAGCTGAAATCCCGGGCGGCGTGACCGCGTTTATGAATGGCCCGGTTTTAATATAATTGCCCGTAATGCACCTCCTTTAGATGCCGATGCTAATAGAACTTGCCGCGCTGATGCTTGACGGTGCCAGCAGTTTGCCAAAGAATTGCGCCCAAGTTGCATCGAACGGCCCGACCACCGCCGTGATCGTGTACCAGAGCGCCGCTTGATCAGACAGATCAGCGATATGCGCACTGGTTATGAGCATCTTGGTACTCGAAAAGTTAAAGGGCGCATAGCTTACGGTGACTTGCTGGCCTGGGAAATAGCCGCTTGCACGTGTTGCAAAGGTAAATTGTGTCCCACGCAAGCTATACACGTTCAGCAGATAATTCGCCTCAATCACCGCATCAACTCTATTCGTGATATTTGCATCCTTGACGGCGCTTTCCACGATGCCTGTTGAGCCGTCCAGTGCCTTTTGCGCCGTGATTTGTGCTGCATTTTGGGCTGACTCCGTGAGTGTCGGGCCTTGGGCATACTGCACATTGCGGTAGAGCGGATTGGCACGGCTGACGGAGGGTACAACCCCTGATAAACTTCCATCGCTATCAATCTGCGTACCGTCTATCGCCGTGCTATTGACGACGTAGCTATAGGGCACGAACCAGAACTGTTTATTGCGGTCAATCGTCCAGTAGAAGGTCACGCCCGAGGACGATGCGCTGGCCACCAGCGCATCGAGCGCTTGTGAAGCGGTCGCGTAGTTGAACATGACGCTTGAAATCGCTTGTGTTGGCCCGTTTGGGGCAAGCGTGGTAGACGGGGCAAGCGTGGTAGACGGGGCAGGACCGCTCAAGATCGCGCCCATTGTGACGCCTTCTTGACTCAAAATCGTATTGAAAATGTCATTCGCGATCACGTCATATCCCTTGTTGGTATAGGTTTTCGCCAGTGTCGTTGATGCGGGGGCAAGTGCTGGTGATGGGGCGAGTGTTACATCCGGGGCAAGGCCGCTTTGGTAGATCAGGCGTTTATCAGCGAGCCAGCGTTGCCCCATGCAGGTGATCTTATGAATGAGCGTCGTGCCAAATCCTGGCTTCGTCTCCTCCAGTTGGTCGATATAGCCAGTGAAGATGAGGACGCTATTGCCATCAAGGATAGAGACTTGCTGGTACTGCTGGAAATGCGTGGAGGTCGATGTCACAACCGAAAATGCAGCCGTGGAGCGGCTGCCTAGCATGCTATCAACGGTGAGAGTCCCGCTCAAGCAAAAGACGGACGTGCCACTGATAAACACCGTCGCGCCATATGAAAGCGTATAAACGGGGCCGCCACCGCTAGGGCGTAACGTGCCTGCAAGTGCTCGGATGACATAGGTACTCGTCACATTCGCACCCCCGTCGCTGTGCGGATAGCCGATACGAGGTCTGGCAGAATAGCCGTCGTGACCTCACGACCCGCTACATGCACATGGATATGCACTGGTTGGTTGTCACCGCCACCGCCGCTACTCCCACCACTCCCGCCGCCGCCCTTCATCGGTGTCACCATCTCCGGCCCGTTCTCGCCAAATGTCCAGCGTTGTCCAGTACGCTGCCCAATGCCGATGACAGGCTCGTCGATCATGCCGCCTGAAGCACGCGCGTTGCCTGGGCCGCTTGAAATCGTGTTCACGACGTTCGTGACGGTGTTGATCTGGTTGATATTGGCATAGGCGGTCCAGGATGATGTCCCGTTGAGGGCACGCAGTTTGTTGCGTACTGTATCTGCTGTTGCACCTGCTGCAACGACACTACCTACATCTACAATGGGTTTGTATGGGCCTCTTAACCCAAGCAGTGCCAATCTCGCTTGATTGACAGCATCAGTCGTTTTAGGCACAATGTTGGTTGTATTGATAGGCGGCGTTGTGATCGTCCTATGCAAAGCAAGCAATTTGTCCCGTAGGCGATTAACGTCATTAGCGGCATCGCGGGCTTTTTGGTCGTTGATTTTGAGTTCTGCTTTGGTTCGGTCAAGGGCTTTTTGTAGGTCAATCGTGCCACGCAGTTTGTCGTTCACGTCCTTGACGCCAAGTGCAAGCAAGCGTTGCGCATCAGTTGCATTAAGGATGTGGTCTTTTGCGGTGATGCCCAGGATTTTGAAAGCATCGGACATGCTCACGACGCCGTTTTTGACGATCACGCCATTGGTCGCAATAAGCGCAAGAGCAATACTTGCGCGGTGTGCAGGGTCATCTACCGATTTGATACCAAGGGCTAAGAGTCTGGCGGCGTCGGCTGCTGTGAGGATATGTCCAGCCTTATCTTTGAGCAGGGCAAGCGCATTATTCATAGAAATCGTGGTGGATGTTGCCAACCCCCCACTTTTGACATACTCCCGCAGGTTGATCGTTGCGCCCGTTGTATCATCTTTGACGGTGGTGAAGCCTTGCGCCAGGAGTTTGTTTGCATTTGCCACACTTAGGACAGCATCCGACCCATACGTGCCCATTGAGTACAAGGCTTCTTTCAATGTGATTGTCTTATGTGCTGCCGTATCAAGGAGATAGTTGAAGGATGTGAAAAGCACATCCACACCAAGAACAGCCTTACTTGAGAGGAAACCAAGTGTGGTAAAGAAGTCCTCTACTGCCGATGTTGTCTGACCAGGAGCCTTCGCCGATGCTATATCCTTCATCTTCGCGAGGAATGTCCCGAAGGCATCATTCGCCCTGCCGATATTTTGGGCAACAGTCAGCCATTGCCCCGCCATTTTAGAGACGCCAGGCGAACTCATGGCATCTGACAACCCTGACGCAAAATCCGCAAGTCTTCCAATGGTCGTTGTCACGACGGGGATCAACTTCGCGCCAAGGTTTTGCAATAAGACTTCCAACGCGGCCTTGCCCCGGTCTATCTGAAGGTTGAGGTTACCTTGTACCGTTGCCCATCCCATCACGTTCTTACTCGTATCACCGAGTGCGGTATTGACCGCCGCGATGTCCGTCCTCCACACACCCATTGACTGCGCAAGCGCCCATAATGCCTGTCCTGCGCGTGTGCCACCTCCAACCATCAAGCCGAGTCTATCAACGAAATCCTTCGTCGTTCCTCCACCTTTCTCGGCGGCGGTGATGTAGATTTGCAAGGCATCAGGGAAGCTCGTCTTCAGGGTTTGCGCCACGGTTTCAGAGTTGACACCAAACTCTTTCATGGCCTTTTGTGCACCCGCCGTTGGGGCGATGATGGATTGCATCACGAAGCGCAACGCCTGTGCGCCACGGTTGGCATCAACGCCCTGGTTCGTCATGTCAGACATGGCGGCTGCAATATCGGAGAAATGGATTCCGAGTTCATGCGCCATTGGCAAAATTGGCGACATCGCCACTGAGAGATTTTCGAGGGTAATTTTGCCATGAGAGACAGCCGATACCAGGCCGTCCATGTATTGCGCGGCTGTGTGCGTTGAAACGCCCCAATTGGTCTGAATGGTTGTCAGGATTTGCGTCACATCCTTGACATTCGCCATCTCGATTTGCGCGCCCTGAGCGGCGGCTGTGAGGGTACTCATCGCTTGCGCGCCGCGCTGCCCACTTGAGACAATCAAATACATCGCGTTGGTTAACGGGCCTGTCAAGACGCCTGTTGCAACGGCAACTTTCTGAATGCCGTTCCACAAAGACTGAAATGAGTCCTGGATATCGCCGCCACCTGTCTTGAGACGGTTCACGCCTTGTTGGAGGTCACCTGCCATCTTGATAGAGGCCACACCAACAGCTGCTAAGGCCGCCACACCAACCAGCGCCCCGATCATGAGTCCTTTGCCGAGCTTCGCGCCAGTAGAATCAGAGGCTGCACCAACGTCCGTGAGATCACGTATGGCCTTGCTTGCCCCCATGACGGTGACACGTGCTATTAACTCGCTGGCTATCATGCGTTATGACCCTCTATAATTGCTTTTGTGCTATTGCCTCAGCGTTCATGATGATAAGCGCCCAATCCATCCAGTATTCAGGCTGTTCTAGCAGTTCCCAGGGCGTGCAATTGCACTCCTTCGCTGCCTTGAACAGTTTGTACTCATCAGGGAAGCTATAGCTGCCGGTTGACGCGCCTTTTGCTGAGAGCACCAGACAGCGTGAAAGGTTGGTGATCTCAGCCCCGGTTAGTTTGGGCGGCTATCGGTTCCTATCGCCTGTGTGATCACCCGCAAAACGGGAATACCAAGTGCTGCAAGTGACGCAGGGGTGATCGGGTACGGCTTGCCCTCTTCGTCGGTCAAATCCCAAGATTTAATGAGTTCTGCCAGTGCTTCATGGATGCCGAGTTCTGCGCGTGTACCGTCGTACACCTCATCAATGTGCAATAAGAGCTTGCTTGTCATCTTGTTGGGATAGTAGACGAGGTTGATCGCATCATCTCCTATCGGTATCTTCAGGTTTTTCTCATTGGCTGCAAGATCAGTGATTGATAATGGCATAGAGAGCCTTTCTATAATGCTGTAAGTAAGGTTGTGATCAGGAACTTTTGCGCGGCGGCCCACGTCGCATCCTCAACCACCGTGAAGTCGTACTGGATAGCGTAAACGCCGTTGTTGTCCTGGAATGGATTGGGCTTTGCGACCTTCACCGCCATATCGTGTTGGAAGGTGCTGTACGCAGTCGCTACCGACGCCACGGTTGGCGTGCCACCTGTCAGCGAGACATTGGTGATGCCCACTGGCGACATATCCCCAACTAACGGCCCGGAGAAGGTGAAGGTGTACGGCCCACCTGCTGAGCCTGTGACGACACCGTTTGAACCAACGGTACTCAGGAGTTGAAAGGCTGTGTTGACGGTCGCACTTGTTAAGGCCGCGCTATAGGTAATTGCTGCGGTCGTTTGCCCTTTATAGGAAAGCGTAAATGTACCACCTGTGGCGCCACCTGCAATCGTGACGACCTGCAAATTATCTATAATCGCGCCCTGGCCTTGCACACGTAAGAACTGCGTGGTGCCTGCTTGCAGGAAGGAGAGTTGTGTCATGCCAAAGGCGTCGGCCTCGAGTATGAGACTGATGGTGCTACCAGGGTTGAGGTCAACGTGTGCTGCCCATCCGAGGTTGGCGCGGTTGAGCGGGAAGAACATCCCGTACAAGTTATTGAAGAGATATGTGGTATCAAGCACCTTCATAACTTGCGTAGTGCCAAGCGCCGCACTTGTCGCGTCCAGGTAGAAGTTAAAATGCTTGCCTGCTGACGGGGCAAGGGCTACCGATGTAGGGGTAGCTGTCATGGTGATCGCGCGTTGTAACTGCTGTGCTAAGACTTTGCCGTTGACGGTAAAGCCTGCTTGCCGATTACCAGTATACCCAAACTCAGAGATCAGTCCATAATTGACCTTGTGATTGTATATCGC